CAAAAGAAACCATACCATCTTTAATTTTAAAAACTTTTTCTTTAGCAACACAAAGTTTTGATATTTCAGATTTCATCTGTTCTGCAAGTTCCCAATCAAAATTGTTTTTAATGATATCGTAAAATTCTTCATAATCTGGCATTCCTTCATTCACATAAAATTCAATCAAATTGTTTTCAGAATTTAATTGTGATTTTATTTTATGAATCCAACAATACCAATCAGATTTCATTTTTATACGATTCTGGTTGTTATTGTAAGATAAGACAATTCCTTCTTTACCTTTCCACTTTTCAACAGCTTGCTTAAGATCAACTAAAGAATTAAAATTGTATGTTGGTGGTGTGGGTAAATGAAGAATATTGGCAATTTTTTGATAACCCTCTTCCGTTGCAACCTGCAAAGAAAATTTGTCTATAGCACCCAAAAAATAAAATATTACATCAGATGGTCGAATAACTATAACATTATTAGGGGTAATAATTTCAAATAACAAAGAAATGTGCGGATAAACCTTTAAAAATTCTACTACTTGTGGGTATCTTAATGGTAATAACTTAAAGTCTTCTGAATTAGGTTGTGTAATATAAGAAACACAACCGCGAGTTCTCATGGAAAAAATATTTTCAATAGAATCACAAATAACCAAAGAACCATCTAATTTTTCTTCAATTTTCCAATCTTTATAATTTTCTGGATTTGGATAACAGTCTGGGCTTTCTCCAAAGTTAAAAAACTTTGGCCAACCAACAGATAAAACTTCTCTATTTTCTTTATCAACTATCATTGATCGAAAATAAAGATTGTTTTTATTCCATTTAGCATCTGCTTGTGGAATAATCAAATAAGAAGGTATATTGCAAAAATTATGTTCATATACTTTAAAGCCATCTTCTTCTTTAGGAAGAACAACTTTTTTCATAAAGATTTTTTCTGGCATTTTTATTTCCATAGTTTATTTTATTCTTCCCATAAGAATACCACATTAGGATATTGTTGTAAATTTTTTTCTAAACCTTGTTTGATAACATTTTCCCAAATATTATATTTGTTAGCTAATCCTGCTCCTAATTGAGAAATATAAAAAGTTTTAAATGGCTCGTCTTTTATTAATTCTCTTAACTTTATAAGTTCATCAAAAAAAATTGAAGTGTAATCTTCTGGTTTATAAAAAGAAGTATCATGGTTATCAGGATATTTTTTAGTAATAAAACCATATGCTTGCGGGTGATCTCTTAATGCAGCAGCACCACCATACCCTTTTCGAAGAGTATTATCACCAAAAACAAAAATAGCTCTTTTACTATCATCCAAAAACTCTTCAGACATTATAAAATTTTCATATCTAGCCATGATATTATGTCCAAAAATAATCTCTTTTTTTAATAAGTTCTGTTAATATTTTTGTATCGGTCTTATCAATAAGAGCTTCAATTCTATTAACTTCAGCATAGACTTCTTCATATGGTTTTCCATAACGTTCTTCGCAAGTTTTCATGGTGCGAGTAACAACGCCATTACTATTAACAGTTTCTTCCCCAAACCAATCAGAAAAATTAGTTGTTTCTGGATATGCTGCATCTTTTTGTTTTTCCAATTCTGGACGTTCCACAGTGATATATTTGTAAGATGCTTCCAACCACTCAGCAAATTTTTTGTGGTGCTCATCAGCATCCCAATCGATCATACCTTTGCTATATTCATCTTCGTAAAAAGATTTAATGATTTCGAAATTAATCTCAACAATAATAGTACTAAGATCCCACCATTGACGAGGAATAGCTTTACGAAGTCTGGAATGGTGAGGTTTAAAAATGGTTTTAACTTTATCGTAATAAAACCTTTGCCACCCATAAGGAACAATATCCCAAATATCCCAAACACCAAATTTTTTATTTGTCCAAGAACGAATGTGGAAATTCAATTCTTGCCAAGCATTAAGTTTGGCTTCTTTGAGATAGTCTTCACTGAGCTTATGATCTCTTGCAATTATTTTTTCAATATTCATATTATTCAAAATCCTCTAATTTAAAAAATTCTCTTCTGTTTTTCATTTTTTCCACAATTTCTTGTGGAACATCATGAATATTTTTATATTCGGTTGTGAGATGTTCAATGTTGATAATATAACCATGTTGTCTTGCCAGTTCTATGTATGGTTCAGCTTCCCATTTCATGGTCATAGTGTTTGAAACAATCACAGCCTCACCAAGAAGCATTGCTCTTTCGGTTGCTTTTTGACACCAATTATGACACTCTCTTAATTTTCTAGGATTAAAAACATAATCACCATTACGATCAATCATAAGCATATCTGCTTCATAATGGTGCTTAATTCCTTTTTGATGCATCAATTCTTTGGCGCGAGTCGTTTTACCCGCACCAGAAGGACCAGTAATCAAATATAAAACCTTTTGTTTCATCTTCTGGACAATAATAGCACAACACTGCCACCTTGTCCAGAAGAACTTTGCTCGTATTTACCATCCCACCATTTATGACTAAGTTTTTCATAAGCTATAATATGTTTTGATTCTTTAATATCATCAAAACCACTTTCATAACCATTCACCACAACTTTCATTTCTTGATTTGGAATTTGCTGCAAACGGTTTATCAATTCTTTTACGGTCATGTAATATTTATTCGACTATAATCGGATAAATTTTCAACTCTAGAAGACAAGTTATATTTTTTTTCTTGTGATGGAATTGGTTTTGTTGTCATCATACCACCAATAATAACACCATAATCTTTTTCTGTATCCAAATTCCAACATTCCAATGGAGTATTCATGTGAATACAATCAGGTTGTTGAACTGTTGTATGACCAACAATTTGTTTTCCTATTTCAATATTAGATTGAAATTCTGCTCTCCAATCGTGCCACAAAACACCACCGATTGGATGACTTCCTCCACGATGATAACCAGCACCAGAAATAACCCAATTGTGGTTATATTCCAAGTTTCTAAAATTTCTCCAAACATCAGGAAGAAGCTCATTCACAAATCTATCGATTGTATATCCATAAGGAAAATGACGAATAGAAATACCACCATGCGATAAAGTAAATCCTTGTGTTTGATGTGCGATTTTAAAATGTTTAAAAAAGAAATCATCTTTTAATCCGTGATCAAAAAACGCATGACGAAATTTTTTAGCCTTTGAAGTAGTAAAACCAGAACAATAGTATTTTATAGTTCTAGAAATTGGATTTGATGAAAGGTTTTTATTTTCATAAATATAACTCAAATCATGATTTCCAATCAAAAAAACAAATTTATTTTTTTCAGGATGTTCTAAAACTAAAGATTTTAAATATTCACAAGTAGCTTCAAAACCTGCAACCTTTGGAGGATCATAAAAAGAATCAAACCAATCCCCTAAAAAAACTACTTCATCATAATTTTTTTCGTTTTCTAAAATCCATTTTACAGATTCAACTCTTTGATGTATGTCAGGTATAACAAGCGTTTTCATTTTATTCTATATGCATCAATACATGGATGTTCTCTGTGTATTTTTTTAATAGTTGCTTTATGCCAACAAAAACAAATTGGACATTTGTATGATCTTGTATTTTTTTCATAAGCTGCTTTTTTTGATTGATATCTTTTTTTTGTAGAACAAATAAAAATATCCCTTTCAGTATAAATTAATTTTTTATACTTGACTGTTCGACAGCTTTTTGATATCAAATGTTGCATTTGAATATATTTTAAGCTGGTCGGATCTAAAATGTAAGATTTTTCCTCCATCTTCTAAACAAACGGTCCAAACATCACTTTCAAAAGTTCCTGAATTTGTTGCATATATTGCATATCCGCTTCCTAAAGGTGTAACTACAGGTATTGGGTTTTTAAATTCAAGCATCAAATCATTTTACACCAAATGCTTCACAAAGCAAATCTAAAGTTGGAATATTTTTTGGATTAGAAACAGGTTGAGCGATTTCCTCATAAACCGTCGAACCGTATTCTCCATAAGGATCATCACTTGGAACAAAATCACTCATTATGGGTTTAATTTCTTGAGGTTCTGGATCTTTTCCGATTTTATCTAAAATAAGAGATAATAATTGATGATAAACAAAATCAGAATTTGCTACGGTAAGAAAATCTTGAATATCTTGTTTTTGAAATTTTCCTTTTAAAGCTTGAAAAGGATCTTGATATTGTCCAAAAACATAATGGGGTAGATATTTGTATGCTATTGTTGCAGAATCTTTGATCACATGATAAGCTGCTTTATTATTAATCGTAACACCAGTATCTGGCTTTTGACTAGCTTTTTTGGCAGCAGAATAAAGTTTGGCTTCTTTTACTGTGCTATTGTTTAAGAGTATTTCGATGAATTTCATTAGAATCTAAAATTTCTAATACCATAACCAAACTTGGTAATTTTATCTCCAATCCAAACTTGTGCTCTTAAAAGACCCACAGATTTGTATAATCTTCTTACAAAATTAATTATTTTTCCTTTAAACGATTTATTAAAGTCATCAATTTCTTTTAATTGTTTTCTAAAATCTTCATTAGATTTTTTTCTATATTCACTCGACTCTTCTTCAATTTTTGCAACTTCAACTTTAAGAAGTTCATTTTCTAAAAATACTAAATTGAATTCGACCCAATAATCATAATTTTCTTTTTCAAAATGTGAATAAACTCTGATGGTATTGGTTCCAACATCATTGATTAAAATTTCTTTGGTAGAAACTTCTTCCATATGACCCAAACGATCCATGAAATGTTTTCCCTTTTTATCTCCCTCTACCCATTTATATTCAATGTCGTGTTTATATAAACGATAAGCACCATCTTTTTTCTTTAGATAAAAATGTCCTGTAAATGTTTCACCAAGATCTTTTGTTTGATAATCTGCATTTTGCAATTCATTCAAATCAAGTTCTCCTAAACCATTAGGAAACATGCTTTTTTTCAATTTATAACTTTTAAAATAAAATGTATCGAATAATCCCATAATTAAAACTCCATTCCTAATTGACCAAAGCCGTTAAGGTGATAAGAATTATTGAAAATATCATAGTTATGATAAATGCTGCCACCGATATAATAATTTTTTGTTTTGTCTGTGCTTTCATAGATATTTTTTTTAAATTCTACTCCAAATTTGTTTTTTGCCATTTGTTGTTCTTCTTTTGTGTAATTAAATTCTCCTTTAAATTTTTTTTCATCTGCAATATTGCATGAGCATATCAAAAGACAAATTAAAATTTTAAGAATCCTCATTTAAAGACTTACTATCCAATTCGTCCCAAAGTTTAATTTTTTGTGGATTTGTTGGAGTATATCCGTCTTTATTTGCTTCATCCCTGTTTAAAGTTTTTAACCATCCCATTCTGGAACATACGGTTCCATTTTTTCCTGTTTTTTCACAAATATTAGCAGATCGTTTTTCGGCCATATCAATAATATTATCAATGATATAATCAAGCAATTTATAATCTCCACCAACTTTATGATAATAGAATCTTAGGGTTCCATATTTTTCTTTGATTTGATCTGCTACAACTTGAACACCCGAAAGATTTGAAAGATAATCAAGTTTAGCTAAAAGATCATCTAAAAGATCATACCAACCATCACCACATTCCATCCCCCAAGCCATACAAGTTTTCATTTTATCTCCACCATAATCTTGTAAAATTTTCGGATATTTTTCTACGAGTTTAAGTTCTAATTCTTTATTCATTTAATAAAATCCTTTCGCTTTTAATTTTTTTCTTTTTTGGTTTAGATTTATTTTTTTTAAATTCTTTTTCTAAAATTTCATTCATTTTTTCAAATGAAATTTTTTTGTAAACACACTTCCTTTTTTTTGGGCGAGAAAATTCTACTAAAGCATAAAACCAACAAAAGCTTAATTTAAAATAGGAGCCGCCATTAAAATAAGAATATTTTGGAAACCAAGAAAATTTTAAATATTTTACTTTGCTTGCTATATAAATTGAAGTTTTTCCTATGTGAAATATCATATTAGCTGAATGGAGTTGAGGCAGTTTCGTCATGATGATCAGTTTTAAATTTTGATTTGGTTTTCATAATAGCACGTATTTCCCCATAAGTCAATGGAAATTTTGTTGCTTCTACTGAGACTTCTAAATTATAACCACCGTCTTTTAAATACATACGTCCAAGTTCACTATTTCCAAGTGATCCATGAACATGACTGAAAAGCATCCAAGAACCTTTTCCTGCACCATTCCATGAAAGAACTGGATAGTGGCACATTACAATAGGTTGGCCGTTGATATATGCTTCCAAATAATTTGGAACAAATATCACTTCTTTGGAATAATTTCCATCAACATATAAAGTGTTGGAATCAATTTCATCAAAAGCTTGTTTGAATCCTGCATGATGATTACCAGCCATAACAAACAACCTATGAAACTTTAATTGACGCATGAGACTCATAAACTCTTTGCTACCTCCCATACCAAACATGGTATCCCCAAGAAGAAATCCAATAGTCTTATCTGTTGCTTTACTATTCCAGTTTTTTACAATAGCTTCGTCATGTTCTTGAACTGATTCAAAACCTCTGCGTTTCCAAATGGGAAGATCCCAAGATGGATTATGATGCCAATGCAAACAGCCCCAAAATAAAATCTGGTCGTTCTTTGCTTCTTGACGAATATTTCTATAAAATAGATCCCTCATCTTCAAGCTTATGAGCTTCGCAGAATTTAGTCAACGAGTCTACAACAAAATCTTCAAAAGTCATATCTAATTTATTTGCTGCAACAATAATATTGATAAGCTCTTCTTTTGAAAATTCTTCTAAATCAATATCAATTTCTTCGTGTGGTGTAAGAATCAAACCACTTTTATCTTCGTTTAATTCTATTGTAAATTTTGTATTAGGTTTAAACCCCAATTCATTCATTTCTTCATCTGTAAATTCAATGAAGAATTCTTCTTTTTTCTGTACAGTTTTAATCATATTGTAAAATATAACACTTTAATTGACAAATGCAAATAAATATTTTTGTGAGATACTATGTATTAGCTTTTTTATTATGGTATCTTTTGTTTAAATTTTGGGCATAAATTTTGCAGTAGTATTGTGTTCGTCTTGGCCCCAATCAACAAGCAAAACATCAATCTTTGCCATTATACATAGAGTACAAACTTCCACACTATCATCAATGTGAAGATCGCTATTAAGTTTCTTTAAAAATGGAACCTTGTTTGTTCCTTCTGTGCAGACAATAGACGAAATGGGTAGTTTGTGTATTTGACAAAATCTTTCAACATCTACTTTATTTTGCCAGTTTCTAAAAGTTACAATGTGGATTTCGTATCCTTCTTTATGTTTTTGTTTAACAAAATTTAGAATTCTTGGAATTGGAACCAAGCTTGTACTATACCAAGCACCGTTCTCTGTAGCAGCTAACGTGTCATCAAAATCTACAGTAATTACTTTTTTCACCATTAATAAGAATCGTAATCTTTATCTTTTTTAAACTTAAACCACGCATAAACAAGTATGCTACACATAACCAAGCCGACACAATAATTTAAAAACCACCAAAGACCAAAAGCGGTCAAAAACATATAAATCATTCCTGAGATATATCCAACGATAGACATTAAAATTAACATCAGAGAAACATCTTCTGATGATTTATTTTTATAAATTTTAACAATTTGTGGAATATAACAAAGCATAAAAGACAGCATCATTAATATCCCAAAAAGTTCGGTGATGTAATAACTCATATTTTTTAAGTCTAGCAGATGTTTAAATAATGACAAGAAAAAAGTGGAGGATACCAGAGTCGAACTGGTGACACCTGAATGCAAATCAGGAGTTATACCACTTAACTAATCCCCCAAATGGTACACAGTGAGGGATTCGAACCCCCGACCAATACGGTGTAAACGTACCGCTCTACCACTGAGCTAACTGTGCAGAAAAATGCTGGATGCGGGAATTGAACCCGCGCTCGTCCCTCATCTAGGGCGCACAGTTTATAAAACTGTCGGTGCTTCCAGTTACACTAATCCAGCTAAAATTTTAAAGAACTAAAATGGGTAAGATAGGATTCGAACCTATTCAGCCGATAGGCAAAAGATTTACAGTCTTTCGTAACTCTCCAACTTTACCGCTTACCCAAGAAAGCTGGCTCGCATAGACTCGAACTATGAATAAGAGATCCAAATTCTCTGGTGTTACCATTACACTACGAGCCATAAATTTACTTCAATTAAAAAGCAAATTTGATACCAGTGCGAGCAAGTACAGCACCACCATCATTAAGATTTGTAGCATTGTACAGCCAACGTGCATCACCGAAAATAGCAATGTTATCAGTAAAGCGATATTCAATACCGCCACCAACCGTACCTGCTAGATTTGCATCGCCGCTGGATCCATAGATTGCACCAAGGCCAGCAATGGCATAAGGTGCGAGGTTCCAAGAACAAATTGGATAGCGCAAAAAAAGATTACCGAATGTTCCCCATTCAGTATTATCTTCTCTGGCAACCAAACTTTGCTCAACTCCAAGACCAACATATTTGAGGAAGAAGTAGTTGATTCCTACTCCACCACCCCAAGATGCTTGACCTTGTTTGTAGAAGCCGCCTGTGCCGAATAAATCGACTTGCAACTCATTGCTGCGGAAGCGGCAATCAGAAGCAACGACTTCTTTATTTGATTTAAAGTCAGAACCAGCCATGACAGTAGATGTCAAAGCGAAAAGTCCGACTACCATTAGTTTAATGTATGTTTTAACCATAGACTATAATTATGGCAGGTTTTCAAAAATATACAAGTAAAATTATCTTTTTTTTCTGCTTTTAATCCAAGCAGTTTTATATTTCATTGCCCAATCAATTAGGGCTTTTGCGAAACCAATATCATATCCAGATTTTTCACTTTCGTACCACTTATGCTTCATGATTTCTTCTCTCATGGCAAGATGCTCCTTATACAAGGATGTCTCGGATACGTTCACTATATACATATTTATCTTTTTAAATATGTGTTCTATCTCCTGAAAAAATAATATTTTCGTATTTAATTCCGTTCTCGTTACCCCTAAAGATTCCATCTTTTAGAATCTTTTTCATTTGATCAAAGCTAGAAAACTCAATAGTAGTTTCGTAAAAATTATTCATTTTAAAAATTCCCAAGTTTTCCAACACATCACATTTGTTGATGATAACTTTAGTTACTCCTGAAAGATTAATTGATTTTATCAACAATCCAAAATTGAGCCAATTTACAATACGTTTTCTTCCTGTGGTTGAACCGTATTCTTCTCCAAGCTCAATTAGTTTGCTCAATTGAACATCGTTCCAAAGTCTTTCTGGAAACAAAGGATCAACTCCACTTTTGGTATCATAAATTTTGGTTACACCAATAATTTCACGAATCTTTTTTGGAGAAAATCCAAGCGAACAAGCATTATGGGGAAATGTTTCACTGCTTGTCACGAAAGGATAATTTCCATAATTGATATCCAACCAAATACTTTGAGCACCTTCACAAAGAATTTTACCTTCTAATTTTCCATCCCAAAGATAATCTTTTAATGGATTGAAATTGACTGTCCATGCACGAATACCAACACGATTTGCTTTGTCTGCATAACAAGGAGCAATGCCTTGACCAGTTGTTCCAAGTTTTGGTTTTAAATGTTCTAGATCATATTTGATATGATCCTCTGTAATAATATGAGTATTAGGATGAACTTTTACCAAAGAAGTATCAAACCCATTTTCTTTGAGATATTCAATTTCTCCCAAAAATTTTTCAACATTTAAAACACAGTTGGGACCGATTACAGATTTCTTTCCATGAAATACTCCAGAAGGAATTAAGTGAGTTTTGTACTTTTTATCATTTAGATAAACTGTGTGACCAGCATTTGGTCCACCATTCCATCGACAGACCATATCATAGTCTTTCGCCATTGCACTTGAAATTTTACCCTTGCCTTCATCACCCCAAGCAAGACCGACAATAACATCAACGTGTTTAATCATTGAATTTTTTTAAATCCTCCTGTGGAACAAAAAAAGCAGGTTGACCTCCATTAGGATTTTTAACGTATTTTTTTTCTAATGCATCACTACCTTTCATATAACCTTTTACGGTATAATCTGGCATATTACCTGTAATTAAAACAAAATTTTGTTTAAGTTTTGGTTTATCTTTTAATCTAATAATTAAACAACCATGATCAATATTAGTGTATCTAACTTGCCAATTTGTACCTACGTCTGGCGCATCAAAAGTGTTAACAGCACCCACCCACTCTTCTCCTATAAATTTTGCAAAAGCCAATTCCGCTCCCGCCGCTTCTATATCATTAGACCACCAATTTCCTCCTATTGGTGGACCATGATGCCCTAAATCCTTTAATTCTTTATATACATTCGTTAATCTTCTTTTAACCCCCATTATTGCTGCTTGTTCAGCTTCATCTTTTGTTAATCTTACTTTCATATGGTTTATTCTTTTATTATGAAATCGTTTGGAACCCAAAGAATTTGTGGAAGGTTATCATCATAGTAAGCGATACAAGTATAGTTTTCACATGTATCCAATATTGAATTAATTTCAAATTTACTCTGATCAGGAAAAACACAGTATTTTTTCATATGATTAGTTTATCATTATTTGGCTTTTTGTCCAATCAAAAATAAGTATTGAGATGAAGTTTAATGCTTTGGTCGAAAATCTTTTAAACCCAAATTCTTATATCATTATTAGTGGTATTCATGGTGATGAACCAGCAGGAAATTTGGCAGCAAAATATTTTAAAAATTTACCAAACGTAAAGGTTTATTCTAATTTAAACAAAACCAAAAAAAGAAGAATTGGTAAAAAAGATCCTAATAGACATTTTGATACTAAAGATGCAGGAGATTTACAAGATAAACTTCTTTTTCAAATCGAAAAAAGAAATCCAACTTTAGTTATATCTTTACATGAAGACGATGAAACAGATGGTGTTTATGCTTATTGTTCTCCAGAAATTCATGATAAAGTAAAAACAGCACTTTCCAAAAGCTTGATTCCTTTGGCAGATTCTGCTCATGGTGACATGGCAGATAAAGGTGTAATTTCTGATGGAAACCAACCATACAAAGGAACACTGGAAAGAGCACTACGCAGAAGAAATATTTCTTATTGCACTATTGAAACGCCATGCTCTGATGAATATATTGAAAAACGTGTTAAAAGTTTAATCAATATTGTTAGTGAATTGATTAATAGACAATAAGATATTTGTTTGCTTTTTCTGAATCTCCCATAGATTTTGCACTATAGCATCCAGAAGTTAAAAGCAAAACTGAACAACCGATTAAAAGTAAGATAGTTTTCATATTAATATTTACAAAACTGATGCGGTAGGACTCGAACCTACAACAGCCTGGTTAACAGCCAAGTGCTCTACCATTGAGCTACGCATCATTTAAAATTTTCGGCTGCTTCCTTGGCCGTCTTTTCCCTTTCAGGATCGGGCGAAAGTAGGCTAACGCGAGCCGTTCGCGGGTCGGCGGTGACCATCCCCACTTTTACGGTGACTATCCGCTTCTCTCATCAGTTGGATCTGACTATTGGGCAGTTACTCCCAATCGGATTTTTATTTTAAAATTGTTTGTAAAAGAACTAATATATCTTATCAAGAAATTATATCTAGTCAATGTTTAAATTTCTTGAAAAGTGAGGGGTGTGTTAAGCCACCCCTCAATTATTTTTTTTCCGTACTATCTTAACATAGCACCGACATCACATCCTTTCGGATGAGCTTGTAGTATAAACGGAGATATATCCGCTAGGAACTACGAAGATTTTTTCCAATCTGGAGAAGGAGGATTGCAAAGACCATGAACCCAATTATTTTTAACTACAGCAGCATTTCGTGATGCTCTTTCATATGCTTGTTGTTCTATGTCTCTTTTAGCTTTTAAGTCGTTTTCAAGTTTAGCAATACCATCATTCCATTCTTTAAGTTTTCTTTCATTTTCTAAATGACTAGAAGTAGTAGTTAAACCATTATCAAACTGTTTATCCCAATCTGCCATACAACCACCTTCTGGTTCTTCTTCTGGAAGATCATAACCATCTTCAACAAAGTCCAACTTACCATCAAACACAAAACCACATGCTTGTAGGTAACGCTCAAAGTTGTACAGCATTTGAGTGAGGCTTATTTCTGCTGGCATTTCGAAGGTAACCTCAAGAGGAGAGAACTCTTCTAAATCAGTTTCGTTATACGTATATTTGAATTGGTGTTTAGCGTTCATAATTGTTTAGCTTTATCTTTATAAATTTCACTATATTCCATTCTTACGGAAATGTCAACTCCTTTTCCGAAATGATCAGCTTCGTAACCATACTGAAGATATGCTTGTATTTCATCATCAACAACTTTTGAAGCATATCCCATTTCTAAAATATTTTCTTTAAACTTGTCGTAATATTTTTTCGGTAATCCTTTGGTCAAAGCATCCATTTGTTTCTTGTAGTCTTTATTAGTGTAATAAAGACCGTGACAAACTTCGTGTTTAAAGGTATCACAATTTGTGCTACCGCAACCAATCACATAACCATTAGAAGATGTTAGATATATTTTTTGTTTAATATCACACATGATTCTATCATAAGGAGTTTCAAATTTATTCAATTTGTTATAACATTCGTTTATTACTTTTAATGGAATATTAAATCCAGACCAATCATTCCCATAGCTAAAACCTCTTCCGTATCTTTCATGATACCATTTCATATAATCCCAAATGGAAAATTCTTTTCCACGAAATTTTGGACTTGGGGATTCATAATATTCTTGTGCTCTGCAAAAAAGCATGGCACGATCATACTTTTCCTTTACAAGAACAGCATAAATGTCTGGCTTAACTTCCTTGATTTGATATTTCATTATTTTATGATATACATCATGCAATCAATTCCAGATTTAGTTTTAACTTTAATTCTATTGTAACTCTCGCCTTCCCAATTGTCAATTGAGCTTATTATTTCATCTGGAACATCAATAACACAACCTTTTATCGATTTATTTTTTGATGGAATTGCTATTTTATATGATTCTTTTTCTATTATAATATTTTTGATTTTATATCCTTCAACAACTTCTGATTTTTTTTCAATTTTAAATTCCATGTTAAACTCTTTTAATTGTATGTTTTTATCTGAAAGAGTTCCATAAGAAAAAATTTTCATACATCTTTTAATTTTTCAGAATATTTTCTTTGTCTTTCTTCAACAGCCGCATCAGATTTAGGAGTGTCGAGAAGCTTCCAAAACCTACTATTGATCATTCTCTGTTGTTCTCTTTCGGATGGTTCTCCGTTTCCACAACGATGCATATAGCTCCACATGTCTGCATTGTGAACAAGTTCTTGGATTCCTAAATCATCACAACACATGACGCACATATTGATCTTATGTAAGAATTTCTCATACATTTTGACTTTCTCTTTTAAAGTTGGAGTTTTTTGTTTGGGTTTATTCATTGTAATACTTTTTTGTATAATTTTTCTTTTATTTCTTTTTCATTCTCTCGAAGATCAAGCTTTACATCAGGAGGAAGACCCTTTACAAACATATGAATTCTACTTTCAATGTATTCAAATAGCAGATCTAGTTGTTCTTTATTCATTTTTTTTATTAGGTTGTGGCCAAAATAAAGCAAAGAATGCAGCAACCACCCACCAAGCACTCCATCCTTGACAAACAATTAAGTAGATTGTTCCTCCTACTACAAAGATGTTCCAAATTAGACAAGTAATGTAGGCCATATTATTTTGGTTCGTAATAAATATGATCTTTATTTTTTGAAATAGTATAACCAAGTGATCTTAGTTTATCTTCAAAGGTTGCTTTATCTTTTTTACTTCCAGAAAACCAACACCAAATATTTTTCTCAAACCAACTAATACGTTTTTTATTTCCTTGGTAATGCTTAATTGTAGTTGGGGTATAAAAAAGTGCATCTCTACAAGAATAAAATAATCCTTTTAACTCTAGACAAAATCCTTTAAATCTTTTCCAAGGAGTAGATGTTTGGGAAATTTTTGCATAGATATCAAACCCGTAAGGGTTCCATTCTGTTTGATATGTTTTAAAATCAAAGGGATTGTATTTTGACAAGTATTCAAAATGTAACAAAAAATTCTTCCATAAATTTTTGAAACGATCTCTCAATCTCCATTTGTAATCGGCACGATATTCACAAATTCTTGAAACTCTGGCATAAGAAGGATTAACCATTATGTCCATTCTTCTTTCATCAACATGCGTAGCTTCTTGGCATTTGTTTGTGCCACATTCTTCTTCCAAGACTTTTAGATATTCTTTGATGTTAGGGTTCATTTTTTTCTTCCTTTGGTGTAAAAATTGGTTCTAAACTTTTAATAAGTTCGTTCAGTTCAGTAATTGTTAGTTTACTGATTTCTTCCATGATTTGTTGAAGTTTTTCACTCATAAGGAATCCATTCTATTTTAGGATTGCTCTTGTCAATATAATCATCAAGAAATTTTTGCGCTTTTATTTTAGAAGAAAAAGATATAGTGGGCGAATAAGCACCACCAAAATCATTCCAGAACCAAAGAAATTTATATTGAGGATAGTATTTGGATTCTTTTTTATAATGATAAGCTTTAATTCTGTATTTCATTTTTCGTCCTTTACCCACAAAATTTTACTATCAACAATTTTTTGATAGTATCCTTTTTTAGCCATATCTCTAACAAGATCAGCTTTTAAACTTTCTTTAAAAATCAATGTCCCAAAAACTACACAAGAAATTGAAAATATTAAAAAAACTATTACCAATAGAATTTTTTCTATATTCATATTTGGTATTTTATACTATAGAAAAAATCTGTCAAGTGTTTTGGGATATCAATGTGGTCGGGATGACAGGATTTGAACCTGCAACCCTCTGCTCCCAAAGCAGATGCTCTACCAAGTTGAGCCACATCCCGATATACTAACTTTATCTTAAATTAACCAAAAAGCAAGAAAATTATGCTTTTGATTGCTGCCATGCGGATGTGAGAGTATCGGAAAGTTTTTTGCCTTCCGGTGTTTTTCTGCTGACATATGCACCCGATTTGCTTGGGTCTGATTTTGATGGCATTGTCCAACCATTACCAGCCCAATAATATGAGGTTCCTTGATAATCTAATTTTTCCCCCACTTCTGGTCTATCGGCTGTTTTTGTTGGTGTTGTTTCGTCAACTGGGGTTTCATCCATTTGAAGTTCTGGTAATTGAGCAACAAGCATATTTTGTAACTTGTTTTTCATTTGTTTTCCAAATTGTTCAGGTGTAATATCTTCAGGATTCAATTCTAACTTGTTTAAATCGTTGATAATTTCATTGGCGATTTTCATGATACTTCCTGTATGGGAATCCATGATTGAATTGATTTTGGCCGTTTTTCCAGCACCAGCAGCAGATTTTTGCATACGTTCCCCTGCTTGTTGAAGAGCTTCACCAGCTTCTGGACTGAATTTACCAGCTACTTTTCCAAGACCTTTTGCTGCTACAGAACCAATTCTTTTCATTGGTGCTAAACCCTTTACTGCTCCAGAAAATTTGGCTTTTGCAGTATCAAAAAGTCCTTCTTCTAAAGTTTCTCTCTGATAAACCCTAGAATAGGCTTCGTTAATACTGATATCGTCTTTTCTCATATTAATATATTTACTGTATTAACGCACAAATATACTTTCCAGATTTTATAAGTTTATAATCTTTATATGTTTCTTTGAATTTTCTTTCTGTAATTTCATTCACAGGTTCAGTACAAACTTTCTTAATACCATAAGATTTAACTAATTCTTTTTCAAAACCATATACCAAATCTACCAAACCCAATCCTTTCATTCTTTGACCTTGATCATCAAAACCAACACCAATATGATTTAAAAAAAGAGTTTTGTTTTTTGGGTCATAATCTCTTTCAATTTTACCCATTCTTTTTCCTTCTTTATTTAAAATCTCAAATTGATTATATGGGTCATCTTTTATTTTTTTTAATTTCCATTGTTTTTTAGAAATTAAAAACTCGTTTAAAAGTTTATAATAAACATTTAAATCAAAATTTAAAGATTCAAAATAAAGCTGAAAATTCATTTCTTTTTTTCCATTTTAGCTAAATTTGTATAATATTTTGGATTTTCAATCAAATGATCTTTAGCTATTGTTCCTGCTGTTTTCTTTTTTATTTTTTTAGAAACTTTAGCCTTTTTGACATGCTCTTGTTCAACACCTTGTCCCATTTTAAATTCTTTTTTTAATTTTTTTAATGGTGTATCTTTTTCTTTTGCGATTTGTTTTAAGGTTTTTCCCTTTGCCAAACCACCCAATACTTGTTCTATTAAAATTTTTAAATTCATATTATTTTACAAATACTTTACAATTTGGATTCTCTGATAAAAACTTTATGGCTTCTTCATAAATTTCAAAATCTATCGTTGATCCATCTTCAAAAACAGCTTGAAACTTTGGAGGATTTATTTTTAAATTATCCAAAGTATCTTTAATTGCTGCATTTATGAATGCATCTGAAGTTTTGTCTTCAAAAGAATTTCCACTTTCAAACATATATTATACTTATCTAAAAACGGAGTCAACGAGGCTCGAACTCGCAACCCCCGCCGTGACAGGGCGGTGCTCTGACCAATTGAGCTATGACTCCAAAATGGCGGGTAGAGTAGGATTCGAACCCACGGTGAGGTTTCCCCCACTTCCGATTTCAAGTCGGACGCCTTAGACCAACTCAGCCATCTACCCTAAATTTTCATCCTTTATATGATTTCTGGCAGCATCAACATAACCTTCATCGATAAGATATTTTCTTAAATCTTGAAAATCTTTTCCAGAAAGAGATCCTTTAAATTCCATTTCCAAATCAAATCCATCATTATTTTTAGGCAAAATATTTAATTTATAATGGCGATTTTTAAATTTGATTTGAATGGCATATTTTTTCATATCAATATATTATCATATTTTCTCCCAAAGTCCATTAGCCAAATATTTAACTTCAGAAATGTATTCATAATTTTTTGGAGGTTTTGTTGCCCATTCTTTTGGACCTAAAATACACAAAATAAAAATATCTTTTTCTGTGTCTTTAGCTATCCAATAAGTACTATCTGGTACAGGAGTAAAACTATATTCTGCTTGATAAATCATTTGAGTTACTTCTAAACGTTCTTTGATTTGTTGTGCTTGTTTATTAATAACTTCCGCGATTTGTTTTAGGTTTTCAAATTCTTGTTGTGCTTGTTTGACTGCAAGATTGTAATGTTGATCTTTTTTACTTTTGACTTCGACCAAAGAAAAATTTTGTGATCCCCTATCTAATGCATAAGGAACACTTGCTTTTTTAAAGGGATCGTATTGTGTTATTTCCATAAAAACGGTGCGAGTAGGATTCGAACCCACGGAAGCGATTAAACTTCGAGAGTTTAGTAAACTCCTGCTTTAGACCACTCAGCCATCGCACCTATAAAATTTTGGTATTTGACGGGTTTTGTCCTAGGTTTTGTCCCATCTCTCAACGAAGCGTCCGCACTACGCAGACCATCAACGTCATAGCTTGTGTCGGTTCTAATGCATAGGATCATAGCTTATCGCAGCTTGGCTCCCCTAGCTCAGATATTACCCCCGACTCACCAACAAGCGAACGATAATATCCTGATTTGGTTATGACTGCCACCAAATCGTATTACTAATTTAACAAAGAACTTTAAGTCTGTCAAACAAAACTTATGTTTGAATATTTAGATTGATAGTAGAGTCTTTTCAAGTTATAAGATGCCACTGGATTTAACTCCGCAAGTTTATGATATTCAAATTTTACATTTTCATATAACTCTTCCATTT